TTAGGACAGCGGCGGAAGAAGCCCGACTCATTCAGGCGGCTGCGGATAATGCGCAAGCCAAGTCTGAGGCTGACGCTTGGAATCGCATTACGCGAGCACAACGCGCTGGCGAGACGAGCGAACCCGTCGTTGACTGGAATACCAAACTCAACCAGGCCCGTAACCAGGATGAAGTGATGCAGATTTTGGCTCAAGCAAGGCAAGAAGCAGAAAACATCTAGCCCGCAGGCCCCCGTGCCTGTCGGGGGAAAGCAATAACAGGTAATGTCCAAGACACAACAGAGCAGCCTGCTCACAGACCAGGTTGCATTTGACAGGATTGCGTACTTCGCACTCCGCTCCGAACTTCTGTTCGACGCGGTTGCAGACGTGATGCCAGTCGCACAAGCAATGCCAGGTTCAAGCGTGAAGTTCACCATCTTCAACGACTTGAGCGAAAAGACCAGCACCCTCACCGAGGACACCGACGTCACCCCAGTGGTGATGGGCGACAGCCAAGTTGAAGTGACGCTGGAAGAGTACGGCAACGCCGTCAACACCACCGCCAAGTTGCGTGGCACCTCGTTCCTTGACGTGGATGCAGCAGCCGCAAACCTCGTTGGTTACAACGCTGGTATCAGCATCGACGGAGTTATCCGTGACGTGCTGTCCGCTGGCACCAACGTCGTGTACGGCGGTGGCGGAAGCACCACCCCAACGGCTCGCACCGAAATCGAAGCGAGTGACATCATCGAGGCAAACGACGTCCGCAAGGTTGTCGCTGCTCTCCGTAAGGCCAACGCCGTTTCGTTCAACGGCATGTACATGGGTTACATTCACCCAGACGTGTCATACGACCTCCGCAAGGAGACTGGTGTGGCTTCGTGGCGTGACCCGCACGTGTACAGCGACCCAGCAGGTATCTACAACGGCGAAGTCGGAGCCTTCGAAGGTGTGCGTTTCATTGAGACGCCACGTGCGAAGATTTTCGAGAACGCCTCGAACGGCTCAGGCTCGACGGGCACCGTGGATGCGTACTGCACGCACATCGCGGGACGTCAGGCTCTTGCCAAGGCTCACTCGATTGTGGATGGCAACGGCGCGTTCCCACGCGTTGTGCGCGGTCCAGTGGTCGACGTGCTCCAGCGCTTCCAGCCTGTCGGCTGGTACTGGCTTGGTGGCTACGCACGATTCCGCGAGGCTTCGCTGCGTCGCATTGAGTCGTCGTCGTCGCTCGGCGCGAACTAAGTAATTAGTTCAGACAGAATCGGTGGGGGGGGCGGGGTTTCCTCCCCTACCCCGCTCCCCCCACTTCTGTTTTTCTGCTATCATTTTGCGCGAGGTAACTGATGTCGATTTCTAACTATGCAGAAAACAAACTGCTTGATACCCTTCGCGCTCAATCGTTCTCGGTGAGCAACGTCTACGTAAAACTCCACACTGGAGACCCAGGCGAAGCGGGCACAAGCAACGCAGCCACAGAGACCACCCGCGAAGAGGTCACGTTTTCTGCTGCGTCATCTGGTTCGATGGCTTCTTCTGCGACCGTTGAGTGGACGAACGTTTCCACCACGGAAACCTATTCGCATTTCTCGCTGTGGGATAACTCCACTGCTGGTAACTGTTTGTGGACTGGCGCCCTGTCGTCTTCTGCTGCGGTAACCGCTGGTGACACTTTCCAAATCACTTCGCTGACCCTGACACTGGATTGAGGTGAAGTAGCCATATGGCTACTGGAGTCACCGATTTCAGTTTCGGGTTCACCGACTCTCCTGGATTTCGAGAGTTTGAAGAAGTACCGAACTACACGTACCGCAAGGTCGTCTATTTCGCTTCCCCTTATAAGACGACGCAAGGTTTCTATCGCGGTCTAGTCGTCGTTGACCGTACTGCTTCAGCAGCAGGTACAGGGTCGTCAACTGCGCAACGTCTAGTTCTATCGCTGCGTACTGCGACAGGTTCAGGGTCAGGTGCATCATCAACTACTACGGTGCTGGTTGCCAAGCGCACGGCACTCGCCTCTGGTACGGGTACGCAGACCGCTGAGGGTGAGCGTGTCGTCCCACGGTCCGCCACTGCGAGTGGTCAAGGGACCACGGGTAGTGGTGCTGTCGGGTTGCATATCGCACCACGTACAGCCTCAGCCGCAGGCACAGGGGCTTCTAGCGCGTCTGGCGTGGTCACCCGCGCCTTCACCGCATCTGGCTCAGGTACGGGCACCCAGACCGCCACAGGGCTTCGTATCGTGCCACGCACCGCCACAGCCACAGGCACAGGCACCCAGACGGCTGCAGGTGCGGTTACCCGCGCACGCATGGCAACCGCCTCGGGAACAGGCACATCGAGCGTCAGCCAACTACATATCGCACCCCGCACCGCCACAGGCACGGGAACGGGTGCGGCGATTGTGCTACGTCTCATTACCCGTTTCCGTACCGCTACAGCATCGGGTACGGGTGGCAGGGACATTGTGTCGGCTCGTGTTGCACAACGCACCGCCTCGGCTTCAGGCACCAGCAACGAGTCCTCTACCACAGTCAAACTGCTGCTGTTCCGCCCACCTGCAACCACTGAGATTGCGGCAGCGGACCGTGACGACATGTCGATTGCGGGTCGCCTGTTCCGCTATGCCCTTCCCACCTACGCAGGCAGCAACGTCTACAAACTCACTGACGGCTCCTACACGACTGTCGAGCAGCGGGACTATGACTTGATTGCCAAGATTTATTACGGCGGCTCCCAGAACTTTGTGACCGCTGAAGAGAAGGCTGACCTGGTTGCGGCAGGCTATGGTGATTACGTCTCATGAGCATCTTTAGACCACCAACCGACGACTTCATGGTGTTGGGTATTCCACCCAAGGAGTTTGATTCTCAAGAGGCGCGGATGGCATATTCGCTGTTCAAACATTTCGATGCCGAACCTCGCGGTAGGAACGTGTTCCTACTCACCAACGGCACCTACACCGAGAACGAACCGAACGACATCACCACCATCTCCAAGGTGTATTGGGGTGGGACGGATAATCAAGTGTCGGCTGATGAGGTTGCTAGTCTTACTGCGGCAGGTTACGGCGCATACATTTCGTAGGGGAAAATGAAACACGCAGAAACACATCCGACACTCGATGTTGAAGGCTGTTTTGCTTGCCGTATTTCGCATGTGCGTATGTCGGGGTCTGCGATGCCAACACGCCACAATGTCCAACAGTTGAACGCGAAAGAGAAACAGTTGGACAAAGACCTGGATGCCTATAAGCGCATCAGGCGTACGGGCGGTCAGCCGATGAAGATTGACGGGTCAGCCAAACTAGAGAAGATTGCGGATTGAATCACCAATCCTGGTTGGGGTATCCGCACCCGCGTTACGGGTACGGTGCAATGTTCAAAGGGTTCATGGACCATGTACCCAAAGATGTGACGTTGCACGAACATGCGAGCGTCATGGTCAACATGATGCAGCCATACCAAATCAAAACGTTTTATAAGAACCAGTGGCGAGCCTGTTTCACTATGTGGGAATCCACCCAACTCAACCAACGGTTCATTGACTGGGTGAACGTCTACGACCAAATCATCGTCCCTTGCGACCATAACGTTGAGTTGTTTTCTCGGCATCACAACAATGTGCATAAGGTTCCGTTGGGGGTGGACACAAAGATTTGGAAACCCAAACAGCGACCAGCCAACCCGAGGTTCAGGTTTCATGCTGGCGGGTCACAGTGGTTGCGTAAAGGGTTGGACATCGTGTTGGAGGCGTTCAAACTTGCTGAACTTGACGCCGAACTCCACCTCAAACCAAACCCTGAAGCGCACGGCGTACCCGAACTGAAACTCCCTGACAACGTGTTTATGCACCGAGGCTGGTTCACCGACCAAGAAACCATCGACTACTTCCATCAAGCCGACTGCTACATCGCCGTCACGAGAGGTGAGGGTTTTGGGTTGATGCCGTTGCAGGCGATGGCGTGCGGTATTCCAACGATTCTCAATGACTCCTCGGGACAGAAAGGTTTCGCTCATCTCTCCCCATTCGTTCTGGGGCATAAGCCGTCACCGTCGATTTATGGTGGCGACTGGGATGAAACCGACCCACGAGAGTTGGCGGAGGCGATGCGCGAAATGTACGCCAACCACGACACCTATCTGGCGTGGGCGAAAGCCAAACTGCCAGAGGTTCGCAAATGGTCCTGGACATCGGCTGCCCGCCAACTCGCAGACACCCTCCCCGCAGGCACCCTGCTCACCGACCCCACAACCGAGACCGCTACCCTCTGGCATAACGTCATCTTGAAACGCACCCTGCAATGCGACATCGCAGGCAAGACGTACAAGTTCATCAAAGGGGAGCCGTTGCGGGTACCTGAAGGGGTGCTTGACGTTGTGCTTGCTGCTGGCTATGTTGATACGTATACAGTGGAGGCACGATGAAAAAGACCAAGGTACAAAAAGTTATGGGCGAATATAAGCGCGGAACGCTGAAGTCGTCATCAGGCAAAAAGGTAACCAAGCGCAAGCAGGCTGTTGCCATCGCACTTTCGGAGGCTCGCCGTGCAAAGAAAAAGTAAGAAAGCGTTCTGGGACAAAAAGAACCCGAACAAGAAATCTAAGCCGTTGACCCCGAAGCAGAAGTCTGCCGCGAAGCGACGTGCCGCCGATGCGGGTCGCCCGTACCCGAACCTGGTTGATAACGCGTGGGCTAAACGTCAATGAGCATCAACTATCGAGGTGAACGTTTCGCTGGCTACAACAAGCCGAAAGCCACACCAAGCCACCCCAAGAAATCCCATGCGGTACTTGCCAAATCTGGTAGCGAAGTCAAACTGATTCGCTTCGGACAAAAGGGTGTCAAAGGTTCCCCAGAGGGCACTGCCCGCAACAAGGCTTTCAAGGCTCGCCACGCGAAGAACATTGCCAAGGGCAAGATGTCTGCCGCGTATTGGGCCGACCGCGTAAAGTGGTAGTCTTTCCAAGGAGGTCACCATTATGAGCAAGTACAAGTCCAAGGCTGCCAAGATGCGTCACGAGAAGTCTGAGTCCAAGAAGGAACAGATGATGGAGTACGGCAAGATGAAGCGCGGCAAGAAGGGCAAGCGTAAGTAATGCCTCTCCCAAAGAACAAGAAGTCTTCAGTGAAGGGCGCTCCTGCGAAGGAGTATCGTCCTGCACCGAAAGCGAAGAAGGGTAAGCGTACTCGTAAGTCGTCTGCTAAAGCACAAGCAGGTTCGTTCCCAGGGTACGGAGGGTACATCTACTAGTGACTACGGTTGCGACAGTCCTGAACAGGGCTTCGCGTCAGATGTTGGCAGGGGTCGTTGAAGAACGCAACAAGTTGGCGACAAGCCTCGATAGCAGCACGACAAGTGTTGTTCTGTCTTATGACCTTGGCGGCTTTCGTGCTGGTTCTGTATTCGAAATTGAATCAGAACTCTTTTACGTTTGGGAAGCGAACACGGCAACCAAAACGCTCACAGTGGAACGAGGATTCAGCGGCACGACCGCTGCGGCTCACTCAGCCAACGTACTTGCTACGGTCAATCCGCGCTTCCCGCGAGCGCAAATGCTCGACGCAGTAAACGCCGAACTGGACGACTTGTCGTCAACGATGAACGGACTGTTCCGTGTCGTCACCACCGACCTCACCTATAACGGTTCGGACCGCCAAATCAACATTACGAACTCTGGAACAATTATCGAACTGTTGGATGCACGTCTCCGTTATCTTGCTGACGACCATCCTGTGTTGAGTTACGTGCGTCTACAAACAGGTTTGCCAACAACCGATTTCGCGTCGGGGAACACGCTCGTGTTTGATGAGCCTGTGATGGCAGGTTCGGTACGTGTGCGTTATAAGGCCCCGTTTGTGCGTGCCACCGCAGAGTCATCCGATTTGACGACTGATTGTTTCTTGCCTGCTACGTGTGATGACATTGTGGAAACTGGTGTCATTTTGCGGATGATGAACGGACGTGAAATCAAACGAAACTTCATTGAGGCTCAGGGGGATACGCGTCGACCTGACGAGGTTCCTCCTGGTGCTGTTCGTGATTCGGTTACAAGTCTTGCCCGTTTGCGTCGTGAGCGTATTATTGCGGAGGCGGCACGTTTGAAGGCGCAGTACCCAATCAAGTTTAGGAAGTAGCCGATGGCTACGCTGACGCGTTTCAAAGACGCTTTCCGTCCAGCAACATCGTTCTATACAGGGACGGGTGCAACCCAGTTAGTTCCCGACGTTTTCCCTGTCGCTATCAACGGTCGCCCGTACATGGTGGACATGAAGGCGAACGCGTTCAATCGCCAGTTCGATGCCCGTGTCCGTGATTCGGTTGACCAGTCAACGGAACCTGGCGAAGGTGCGTTGAACCCGCAGGGTTTGTGGCGTCGTTCGCAGTCATCGTGGCATTACGGGGCAGGGCAACAGTATTCGGATACGGCTGACGCTGAGGCGTACAGGTTCTATTCAAGCAAAGGTGTGGACCCGTGGACAAAGGGTCGTTTGTCGTTGCTGAACGAAACGACAAAGGTGTATCCGACTAGCGGAACACCAGGCACCAACTTGTATGCGGTGACTGCTGATGGTCGCCTCTATGGAACTGACGGACAGACCGTTAGGTACACCAGCGATTTCGTGACGGTCACAACGGTGACAGGTACCCAGGCATCAAACTTGTATTCGATTACATCTGACGGCTACAACGTGTTCTACTCGTACGCCAACGGCGACATCGACCAGACCAACGCTGGCATCTCTACTTCGTCGGCGTACATCACAGGTATTGAGGCTGGCGTATTGGCGTATGTGCGAGGCCGTCTCATGGTCGCTGGGCAGGGTACCGATAAGCGCAAGATTTGGAACATCACCACCGCGGCAGGTTCATCAGCGAACAACCCATCCGCGCTCTACACGCATCCGAACACGAACTGGCAATGGGTCGGTTTTGCTGCTGGACAAACCCACATCTATGCCGCTGGGTACGGCGGAAACTTCAGCATCATCTACAAGACGCAAATCAAGGCTGATGGCACAGAACTTGACACCCCAACCGCAGCCGCCGAACTGCCCCAAGGCGAGTTCGTCCGCTCAATTTACGGATACCTTGGCTACATCATTTTGGGTACGGACACTGGATTTAGGTTCTGCTCAACAGACACCGACGGCAACCTGACTGTTGGACCCTTGGTTGAAACTGGCGCTGCAATCACTTCATTCTCTGGCATCGGGAAATACGTCTACTTCTCATGGTCCAACTTTGACTCCACCTCTACAGGCATCGGACGCATGGACATCTCCGTGTTCATCTCCCCGAACCAGCCAGCGTACGCATCGGACCTGATGGCTACAGCCCAGGGTCCAGTGCTGTCAATCCACGAGTTCCAAGGCAAGCCACTATTCACCGTCTCAGGTGTCGGCGTCTACATACCCCACGCTACGAACCTTGTCGCCTCTGGCTACCTACGCTCAGGTATCTACCGTTGGGGTGTCCCAGATGCCAAGTTCATCCCGAAACTGGACATCCGCTGCCTGCCGTTGAAAGGTTCAGTCACGATGGCGGTGGCATCAGACGGCGGAGACTTCTTCGACTTTGCCACCCTGTCCACCCCGAACGTCAAAGAAAAAACGTTCGACGGGCTAGAAGACAAAGTATTCGAAGCCGAAATCAAAGTCACCCTTGCCCGTGATGCCGTAACCAGCACAGGACCAACCCTCACCCGTTGGATGGCACGCGCCTACGCCGCCCCGCTACGCTCCCAAATCTTCTCCGTTCCCCTCATCATGCACCACAAACTGTCTATCAACGGACGCGAATACTGGCAGGACGTCGACCGCGAACTCGCCTACCTGCGCGACCTTGTGGAAACCCCCCGAGTGGTCACCTACCAGGAGAACGAAGAAACGTTCGCGGTGGTAGTGGAGAACGTGCAGATGCAGATAGCCCAGTTGGTGAACGCCCATCGGACGAACGACTTTGAGGGAACTGCTATAGTCGTCATGCGTAGTGTAAGATGAGGTCCTAATGGCAGCAGTAACTCGCAGACAATATAAGGGCGCAGCAGCCCAGACGACCATTACCAACGCTTTGTCGGCTGGTGACACGTCGGCTACGTTGGCTGCTACTACAGGCTGGCCTTCAACGGCAGGTGTTCCGTTCTTTGTTGTCATCTCCCCTGGGACTGCCTCTGAGGAGAAGTGCAGCGCCACCATCTCAGGCTCTGTGTTGACTTTGACTCGTGCGCAGGATGATACGACCGCTCAGAGTCATGCGTCGGGTGCGACGATTTATCCTGTGTTCTCTGCGGATGATGCTGATGAGGCGAACTTTCTTGCGTCGCGTTGGACGACGAAGGGTGACCTTGTTGCGTTCAATGGGACTGATGTTGCTCGTCTTGGTGTTGGCACCAACGATTACGTGTTGACCGCCGACTCGTCTGCTTCAACTGGCTTGAAGTGGGCGGCGATTAGTATTCCTCCGTCGGTTGACGTTATTCAAATCCAAGTGTTTAGTTAGGAGTAATTCATGTCTACATTTACGAAGAAGAAACTGTCGGGTTCGACTGATGGTTTGGCTATCAAGGTGACGGGCACGGGCACTGGCTCAACGGTGACGGTGCACACTGCTGTTGCTGGTACGACTGTTGGCACGTTTGATGAGATTTGGGTTTATGCGAACAACACTTCGAGTTCATCTGTGAAACTGACGATTGAGTGGGGCACGGCTACCGCTACTGATGGGAACATCGAGTTGACAGTGTTGCCCGAAGCGGGTTTGGTGACGGTGATTCCTGGTTTGATTTTGCAGAACGCAAAGGTCGTGAAGGCGTTTGCTGCGACGGCTGATGTGATTTTGCTGACTGGGTTTGTCAACGCGATTGAGGCGTAACTGATGGCTACTGCTCGCCGTCAACTTGGGTATGTGTCGTCGCTGACCACGCAAAGCGTGTTCGTTGAAACATACGGAACCGCAACAGGTGGTGTCGGTTCGCCAACGTCAGTAACTATTGGTGGCGTGAACTATCAGTATTTGACTTTTACTTCGTCGGGTACTTTGACGGTGACGAAGGCTGGTTTGTTTGATGTGCTTGCTTTCGGTGGTGGCGGTGGTGGTGGTCGTGGAAGAACAACCGTTGCTGGTGGCGGTGGAGGTGCTGGTGGCAAAGTTCAGCAAACGATTTACCTAAGTGCTAACGCAACTGTCACTATTGGTGCTGGCGGAACTGGAATGACGGGCTACAACGATGGTAACTACGAGGGTTCTGGGTCATCTCTTGCCGAGTTGTGCGGTGCTGGTGGTGGTGCTGGCGGTGGGTTTGATGGCAACTCTTCCCACAAGCCTTCTCGTGGTGGTGCTGGCGGTGGCGGAGGTAGTGTTGGAACAAGTCAAGCAAACTTTTATTTAGGTGCCACAAGTATGTTCCCATCGTTGCAAGGTTTTGCTGGCGGCAATGGAGATAACGGCGACAACCGTGGCGGTGGTGGTGGTGGCGGAACTACTGCCGTTGGCGTAGCAAATGGTGGCAACACGACAGGTGGTGCTGGTGGTGCTGGGTTTGATGTTTCAGCGTTCATCGGCGGCTCTGCACTATCCAAAGGTGGTGGCGGTGGCGGTGGCGGATACTCCACTGGTGGTGCTGGTGGTTCTTCTGTTGGTGGTGCGGGCGGCGGCAATGCTGCTGGAAGTTCTGCGTCAGCCAATACCGCTGGTGGCGGCGGTGGCGGTGGCGGTCAAGGAGCGGGTCAAAGTGGTGGCAACGGCGGTTCTGGAATCATCTATGTCAGGTGGAAGGTCTAATCGTGGCTCACTTCGCAGAAGTTTCTAATGGTGTCGTTCAGCGTGTCATCGTCGTATCAAATGATGACGCCCCAACAGAAGCCGCAGGCAAAGCGTTCATCGCAAGCATCGGTCTTGCTGGCGAATGGGTGCAAACGTCGTACAACGGCAACCCTGTTGAGGGTGCGGACCGTGGGAAGTTTGCTGGTATTGGTGATGTGTGGGATGGGTCTAAGTTTGTTAGTGAGGTAGCAGAGTGACGCGTTCGTACATGGGTTATGTCTCATCGCAGACAACTAGCACAGTTGCTGCTGGTGTCGCTTCGTCAATTCCAACCGTTTACACTTTTACTACGACTGGCTCAAACTCGTGGACAGTGCCAACTGGTGTCACCTATGTTATTGCCAACATTCAGGCAGGCGGCGGTGGGACATCCAATGGTGCAACCGCTGGCGGCACGGGCGGTAGCAGTTCTGTTGCTTTTGCTGCTGGAACACAAACTGCAACTGGTGGAGGCAGCAACGGTTCTACTAGCACATTCGGAGTAAACACGAACCTTACGGACGTAACACCAGAAGAGTATGGTGCAGGCGGAAAGCGCGTGTGGTCCGATATCAGTAATCCGACTTCTGGTGGTTCACGGCCCGTTGTGACACAGGGGGCCAAGGGTGGCTTTTTGCGTGTCGGTGGTGAAGTAACTCCAGGGGCAACACTTACGATTACGGTTGGTGCTGGCGGAACTGCTGGAACAAACGGAACAGCAGGACGACAGGGCATTGTCACTTTGGAAGCATATTCCGAAAACAAGCGAAGGTGCGAACTGTTCAAGAGCAGCGGAACATTTACTCCGCCTGCTGGTGTGACGAAAGTTTTGGCAACGATTGTTGGTGGCGCAGGCGGAATGACGCTCATAGATGGTGCTGGCACTGCTGGCGGTTCTTCATCTGTTGCTTTTGCTGCTGGAACACAAACTGCATCTGGTGGCAGCAATACCACGATTTACAGAGTTGGGTACGATTCCATTAGTTACAAACTGTTTGGCGTCGCCAACACTGGTGACCCGACTCTCTACTATTACGCTGGAACTGGTGGTGGCGTTTACGGCGCATGGGCTAACTGTCTTACGGGGACTGCTGGAAGGCGCATACTTGTCAGTGGTGATGTAACCCCGTCAACTGGCATCAGTGTTACCGTTGGCGCTGGCGGCAATGTTGAGGGTGTCTCAAACGCTTCCGCAAGCGGATTCGTGAACATTGAGTATGAGGTGCCGTGATGAGTGTTTATGGTTTGGTTGAGAATAACGTCTGTGCAAACGTCGTTGTTGCTGATTCCGATTGGGCTGGTTTGGCGGAAGGTAACTGGATATTGAGCGAACCAACAAATGTGGCTTGGATTGGTGCGACTGTTGTTGATGGCAAGTTCGAGGTTATTCCAAAACCAATAAATCCTTTTGCTGAGGATGCGCCCGAATAACAGCCTTCGATGGCTGATATTTCTTCCAGCAGCAATCCTCGCGCTCGCTGCCCCAGCCAAAGCCGAAGCACAACCAGGACTCAACGCCGTTGGCTACACCTATGAGCCGACAGGCATCCCCCTCCGTGTAGACGACCTCTACCCAATCTGCGGGTCAGAGATAGAAAACAACATCAACCGCAACTTCAACGGAGAACCATTCCAAAACTGCGGCTACGACTTCTTTATGGTTCACTACTCGGGCTTCATCACGCTGCCCGAACATGAGACGATTCAGTTCATGGTCGCAGCCGACGACGGCGGCACCATCCAAATCGGAAACACCGAGTTCGGCACATGGAACCTGAAAGGCTGCTCATGGAGCCAGCAAGTCAGCCTTGATGTTGGGGCTGGCACGTATCCGTTAGACGGCTGGTTCTTTGAATGGGGTGGCGGAACCTGCTACATGCTCGCTTGGAACATTGACAACGAAGGTTGGGCAATCGTCCCTGATGAAGCGTTCACTCAAACCTCCACCCCACCAACTACCACGACGACGGTGCCTGAGACAACCGTACCTGAGACGACACTGCCTGAGACAACTACGACTGAGCCTGTTACCACGACTACAGAGTTGGTTACGACAACCACCGAACAAACCACAACCACTACGACTACGACGACGACTGTTTATGTGCCGCCAGCAACCACCACCACGGAACCCGAACCCGAGCCAGAAACTACAACGACTACGGAACCTGTCGAGGAGGAAGCGCCTCCCCTTGACAGCACGATTCCTCAGCCAGAAGACGACGAGCCACAGGACTCAACTCCTGAGACTCCTCCGACAACCGAGCCTGAAATGCCTCAACCCGAAACAACGCTAGAAACAGAAACGACACTAGAAGAAACATCCCCAGAACAGGAAACAGAAGAAGAATCATCACAATCAACCATACCCGAGGCACCGACATCGGAGCAAGCATTGGTGTTCGCCACCAACCCAGAGGTGCTTGCCACTATCAGCAGCGAGGAAGCCGAAGCAATCTTTGAAGCCCTCGACCTATCCACCCTTGATGAAAGTCAGGTGGCTGAACTGGTAGCCGCAGTCCAAGACGCCCCCACCGAAGTTAGAGAAGCGTTCGAAGAGAAGGTGGACATCTTCAAAGAAGGGCTTGATGATTATATTCCTACAGGTTCCAACATCCCTGTCGGGCAACGTCGCGCCCTTATTGCTATTGGTGCGGCTATCACGGCTGCGGGTGCGACTAGGATACGCCGATAATGAAACGCGTCCTTGACTACATCACCGAAAACTCGTGGACCCTAGCGGGGGTCGGACTTGTCCTTATTACCCTTTCGGGTCCGACATTGCGTCAAGCGCTATGGATTACTGGCGTAGCACTGGTGCTACACTCTGTGCTGACCTTCACGATAGGGGAAGACAGTGAGTAGATTCATGGAAGTAGCAAACAAGACCGTCGCAAAGTTCCTCGACTTGGGGCAACGTCTCTTCTCCCTCTTCCTTGCCAACGCCCTCCCAGCCGTCACAGGCGGCGCAGTCATCGGCGTATCAGTAGCCAAATCCGCCCTCCTCGCAGGCTTCATGGCAGTCGTACAGGTCATCCAGAAACTTGCTGCCGCCTCCACCGACGGAGAGTTGACGAGCGAAGAAATCGCGGAAGCCTTCGGCAAGAAGGCGTAGCCTTGTGGCAACACAACTCCCCATTGTCAAAGTCACCCTCTGTTCCCACCTGAAAGGGGTAAAACCTGGTGAACTCGGTCCTGAACTTCTTCGCGGTATTGAAGGCAAAGGCAAACTCCATCATTGTGCGGCTGACGCATACGAAGCAATGGACGCAGCCGCCAACGCCGAAGGTATCGACCTCTCCCCAACCTCGCAAGCGGACACCTACCGTTCGCTCGAAACCCAAGAGTACGGCTTCTACCAAAGGCACACCGATAACCCGAACAAGAAACTCCTCAAGCAAAAGCCGCGCATCTACAAAGGCAAAGCGTGGTACCTGAAGAAAGGTATGGCACCGATGGCG